CGCAGCTCTGGCGACCGGTTGCTATGTCGAGACGGCCGCCGGTCACGCCGAGATCGCCAAGTCAACTTTTCAGGTCTGGCTTCGCCGAGGATCGAAGGAGCGGGACCGGATCAACGAGGGCGGGAAGCCCCGAAAACGTGAGGCGCTCTACCTAAAATTATCGGTCGCCGTTACAAAAGCGATCGACGACGCAGAGCTCACAAGCCTCGCCCGGATCAACAAGGCGGGCCGCGACGGGGCCTGGCAAGCGGACGCCTGGCGGCTTGAACGACGCTCCCCCGATCGCTGGGGCCGTCGCCGTGTGGATGTTGGCGGCGTCCAGGGCGCGCCGATCGCCGTTAGCTGGGCTCAACTGGTCGAGACGATCGACGAGGACGGATGAGCAAGGCCCCGGCTCCCTACGTCGCGAACAAGCGCGGACGGCCCCGAGACCCCGCCAAGGAGCGCAAGCGTCAGGAGAGGCTCGTCGCCACCGCCAAGGAAAACCCAGCATGGTGGGTCCGCAACATCCTAGGCGACGACCCCTGGCCAAAGCAGGCCGAGATCCTCCAGGCGCTCGTCAACAATCGAGAGGTCAACGTCCGCTCGTGCCACAGCGCCGGCAAGTCCTGGGTCGCCTCCAGGGCGGCGCTCTGGTTCCTTTTCTGCCATCCGAGATCGCTCGTGATCACCACCGCCCCCACCGCCCGGCAGGTGCGCGGGATCATTTGGCGCGAGATCGCCACGGCGCACGCCCGCGCCTCGGTCCCCCTTGGCGGCGAGCTCTCAACGACGGCGCTCAGAATCTCTGAGGACTGGCTCGCCCTTGGCTTCACCGCCGCGGATCATGACCCGGACCGCTTCCAGGGCTTCCACGCGAAGCACACCCTCGTCATTCAGGACGAGGCTTGTGGGATCTCCGAGGCGATCGATACCGCCGTCGATTCGATCCTCAGCGGCGACCACGCCCGCCTCCTGCGCATCGGGAACCCGACTGATGCCCAGACCCCCTTCGGCCGTGCCTTCGCCCAGCAGCGGGGCGCTAGGTTCCAGATAAGCGCCTTCGACACGCCGAACTTCACCGCCTTCGGGATCGACGAGGACAACCTCGACGACTGGGAGGCGCTCAAGGGGCCGGCTCCCCTCCCCGCCCCGACCCTGACGACGCCCGAGTGGGTTGACGCGAAGCGCAAGCAGTGGGGCGTGAGCTCGCCGATGTGGCAAGCCCGCATCGCCGCCGAGTTCCCCGAGGACGGCGAGAACTCACTGGTCCCCCTACGACTCATCGAGGCCGCCCAGCGCGCCGAACTGAAGCCCGAGGGCGTCGTCACCTGGGGCGTGGACGTCGCCCGCATGGGCTCCGACGAGACGGTCATCGTCGAACGCCGCGGCCCCGTCGCTCGCGTGCTCGCCACCTTCCGCAAGCTCGACACGATGGAGGTCGCCGGTCGGATCGCTCGCCTCTACGCCATCGCAGAGGTCCAGCCCGAGGCGGTCAACGTGGACGAGATCGGAATCGGAGCCGGCGTGCTTGATCGGTTGCGGGAACTACAGCTCCCCGCTGAAGGGGTTAACGTAGCGAGCAGAGCCAGGGAGCCGGACCGTTTCGTTAACCTCCGGGCTGAGATCTTCTGGGTACTCCGTGAGCGGTTCGAAGCTGGGGAGATGGACCTCCCCGAAGACGACGACGACCTGGGCTCTCAACTCGCCGCTCAGACCTACGGGATCACCTCCGCGGGGAAGATCCAACTAGACCCGAAGAAGGACCAAAGAGGCTCCCCCGATAGGGCTGATGCCCTCGCCCTTGCGTTCGCGGTTCAAAACCCTGATATTACGCGCACCGAGGAGCTAAACTTCGGCGACTTTGGCCTGCGCTCCTCACCCTGGCAAATATAGCGGAGATCCCAATGGCGACAGACGAGAACCTCATCGAGATCGGGACCACCGGCCTCCGAACGAATGGTGGCCAGATTGACCAGGAGTGGCTCGCCCAGCTCAAGGGCCAGCGCGGCGTCCGGGCCTACGCCGAGATGCGCGACAACGACGCCGTCGTCGGGGCGATCCTCTACGCCATCGAGAGCCTGATTCGTCAGGTCGAGTGGACGGTACGACCGGCCAACGAGAGCGACGCGGCCGCGCGGGCCGCCGAGTTCCTTGAGGAGTGCGTCGGCGACATGTCTAGCGACTGGGAGGCTTTCATCTCAGAGGTGCTCTCGATGCTGGTCTTCGGCTTCGCCCCATTTGAGATTGTTTACAAGGTTCGCGGCGGCGACTCCAACGAACCCTTTCAGCGATCGGCCTACGACGACGGGCGCATCGGCTGGCGCAAGTTCGCCATCCGCGGTCAGGACACGGTAGCGCGCTGGGAGATGGACCTCGACGGCGGCATCCGCGGCCTCTGGCAGCGCACACCTCCGACCTACGAGGAGACGCTGATCCCGATCGAGAAGCTCCTCCTCTTTCGCACCCGCTCTGAGCGAAATAACCCGCAAGGGCGCTCGGTCCTGCGTAACGGATATCGCTCCTGGTACTTCCTGAAGCGCCTCCAGGAGATCGAAGCGATTGGCGTCGAGCGCGACCTCGCCGGGCTCCCCGTGCTCCAGGTTCCGCCCGAGATCATGACGGCCAAGGCGACGCCAGCGCAGAAGGCTCTGCGGTCAAACCTTGAGTCGATGATCCAGCAGATCCGACGCGACGAGCGCGAGGGCGTGATTATGCCGGCCGAGCTCGACCGAGAGGGCAAGCCCACCGGATTCAAGCTCTCGCTGCTCTCTACCGGTGGGAGCCGGTCGCTGAACACCGACGAGATCATTCGGCGCTATGAGTCTCGGATCGCGATGAGCGTTCTAGCCGAGTTCATCCTGCTCGGTGCCGACGCTCACGGTTCCTTCGCCCTCGCGGCCTCGAAGACGGCCCTCTTTGCTACGGCGCTCCGCTCCACCCTGGAGAGCATAGCGAGCGTCCTTAACCGCTTCGCCGTCCCTCGGCTCTTCGCTTTGAACCCTGAGTTCGACCGGGAGCTCCTCCCGAGCTTCGACTATGGCGACATCGAGGACCGGCCCCTCGATGAGCTGGGCGGGTTCCTTCAGACGATGACCGGCGCCGGGCTCATCACGCCTGACGCCGTGCTGGAGGAGCACCTCCGCAGCGCGGCCGGGCTCCCCGCCGTGGACCTAGAAAGCGCCGTCACCGGCGTGTCGAGCGAGCTGGGCTGATGCCCTTCTGCTGCTCGCACAAGGGGAGCCCCGCGAAGATCAGCAAGTCGGCCGAGGCCCGGCGTGAGCTCATCGACTGGCGCGCCGCCGAGTCTCAGCGCGATCGTCAGGTGAAGGAGGTCCGGCCGGCCATGATCGCCTTCTTCCGGGCGATGCAAGGGGCCGTCCCGCTCGCCGCGATGTCGGAGGCGATCAGCTCGGGCAACCCCTCGCCGGTCCTCGATCGGATCGTGACGCCCGAGCTCCCACCGATCGACATCGAGGCGCTCCCCGCCCGCCAGCGCAAGGCCGCGACCCCGATCACGCCGACCGGGCTCGCCATCGCCGGGCTCGCTCAGCGGATGGAGGCCGAGCAGGTGGAGGCGGCGCTGCGCTATCAGACCGCGATGAGGACACTCGCCTGGGCTTCGGGCGAGGCGGCCATGGCCGAGCTGGGCGGGAGCTTCTCCCTGCGCAACCCCTGGACGATCCCCTGGCTGGAGCAGCGCACCGCGGAGCTCGTGACCGAGATCACCTCGACGACCCGGGAGGCGATCCGGGAGGTCGTCGCCGACGCCTATCTCCAGGGCGGGAGCGCCAGCCGGCTCGCCCGCACGATCCGCCCCCTGATCGGTCTGCGCTCGGATCAGATCCGGGCGGTGATGCGTCGCAGTGAGGAGCTCGCCGGTCTGAGCGCCGCTGCGCACGACCGGGCCATCGACGCCTACGGGCGCAAGCTCCTGCGCCAGCGCGCCGAGCTCATCGCCCGCACCGAAACAGTCTTCGCCCAGGCGGCCGGGCAAGATCAGGCGTTTCGGCAGGCGGTCGAAGAGGGCCTCGTTCTCGCCGGCGCCGTTCGCGTCTGGGTCGCTGACCCCGGCGAGCGCACCTGTCCCATCTGCTCCGACCTCGATGGGAAGGAGTCCCCCATCGGCGGCGCCTTCGAGGGCCTGGGCGACCTCTATGAGCTCCCGCCAGCTCACCCAAACTGCCGATGCGCAGTCGTGCTCGAAACCAAGATCTAAGGAGCCATCCATGATCACCGTTAACCAGACCGAGGGCTCGCCCCTTGTTGCCTTCGTCGGGGCCTCCCCCTCGGCGCTCGACGCCGCCCGCGGGCGTCACCTCTCCGGCCGTGTCGGCTGCGCCTTCCGAAAGGTCTACGCCGAGCCGCTGGGGCTCCCTCACCTAGTGACCACGATCAGCGCGGAGTCCGGGCTCGTCGATGAACTCGACCCCGCCGAGGTGCTCAAGGCGCTTGAGGGCGTCCCCGTCGTCGTGGCGCTCGGTAAGAAGGCCCGGCAGGCTCTAGGCGATCGGGCTGACCTGACGCTCCCGCATCCGGCCGCCGTGCTCCGTCGTGGCGACTCAGGCGAGGTGGGGCGCAAGCTGCGCGCGGTCAAGCGCCTCGTGGATCAGAGGGCTCGCCGATTCGAGCTGGGCTGCGAGGTCGCCAAGGCCGACGAGGACAAGCGCCTCGTCTACGGGATTGTCTTGGAGCCGAACACGATCGACCTCCAGGGCGACACCCTAACGTCCGAGACGATCGAGCAGGCCGCCCACGACTTCCTCGCCCGGTCGCGCACCGTCGGCGACATGCACACAAGGGAGGCCGACGCCGAGGTGGTCGAGAGCTGGATCGCTCCCGAGCCCGGCTCGATGGGCGGGCAGACCTACGAGGCCGGGACGTGGCTGATGGCGGTCAAGGTCCACAGCGACGCCCTCTGGGCGATGGTAAAAAGCGGCGACTACTCCGGGTTTTCCATAGGCGGCTACGGGACCAGGTCGCCGGCCTAAGCGGGGAGCCGATCCCCCAGGCGGCTGGGCTCCCTTATAGGTTGAAGCCAAGCGCCCGGCGCTCCCGCTCCGTTGCGCTATAGGCGGGCCGGATTTGGTTGTGCCAGAAGCTATAGAAGGCAACCGCCCTCCCGTGCTTGGCGATCAACGCGTTGTCGTCTGGGCCAGTGGTTCCGTTCTCGGAGAGGGCGGTTAGTGTTTTGGCCGCTTCGTATAAGGTGGTTTCTTCGGTCTGGGTCGAGACGTTGACGACTTTGAAGTTTGGCAGGTAGGTCATTGCGTTCTCCTTTTGCCCTTCCGGGGCGTTGTGTTTCTTCCTATCTATACAATGCAGCAACCCCTAACCGTTGTAAAGCCCTAAAACGAAGAAAGTGAAACTATTTTCAAAAACCCCAGAAAAGCACGGGTTCCGCCCTGTCTTTTCTAGGGTATTGACAAGCCCCTCGGGAGCCCTCACCCTACAGGGGAGCAGGAACTCCGCCGATCTATGGCGAGCCCAGCCCACCGCGCCCGATGACGACATGGGCTCAGATACGACGCCGAGAGGCGACCAATCCGAGACTGACCCCATGAGCGAGCGCCCCGCCTCCCAGGAGGCCACCCTCCTTGAGAATTTGACCGTCGATGAGGTGAGCCTCGTCGATCGTGCGGCCAACGGCCGGCGCTTCCTCGTGTGGAAAAACCACCAAAGAGGAACCCCCATGAAAGACACCCTGAACGCCGTCGCAGAAGTAGCGACCGAGCGAGAGGCGGACCTCATCGAGGCCGTCGCCAAGCTCGATCTCTCCGAGGACGCCCAAGCGGCCCTCACCACCGCCCACCGTATTCTCGTGGGCTTCGCCGACGAGATCCCCGCCGAGGCCCTCAGCGCCTTCGGCCTGGCCGGAGCTCCCGCCGAGGTCGCCAAGGACGAGCCCGAGGCTGACGCCGAGGAGCCTGAGGCCGCCGCCATCGAGGACGAGCCCGCCGAGGTCGAGAAGGCCGCCGACGAGCTCGACCCCGTGCTCAAGGCCGCGAACGATCGCATCGCCGAGCTTGAGGCCGTCCTCAAGGCCGAGCGAGACGAGCGCGTCCTGAAGGCCGACACCGAGAGCATCGCCGACCGCTTCGGCGCCCTCCCCGGCGTCAAGGCCGACGAGCTGGCTCCCGTCTGGGGCGAGCTCCGCAAGGCCGCCCCCGATGCCCTCAAGGTTATCGAGGACACCTTCGGACGCCTGACCGCCGCCAGCGTCGCCAAGGCCGAGGGCCTGCTCAGCGAGACCGGGAAGACCACCGCCGTCGAGGCCGCTGGATCCGCCTGGGACCGCATCGAGCAGCTCGCGCAGGACCGGGTCCGCAAGGGCCTGGACGAGAACAAGGCGAAGGCCATCGATACCGTGCTGAAGACCGAACCCAAGCTCTATGGCGAATATCTCGCCGAGCGAACCAAGTAACGCCGAAAACCAGGAGAACAGAAATGGCTTACGATCTCACCGCCGGCGCTACTTGCGCCACCTTCATCGCCTCGGGCGACCTCAGCGCGAAGCAGTACCGCTTCGTGAAGATGAGCGCCAACAATACCGTCGCTATCTGTACGGCGATTACTGACGTCCCCGTCGGAGTGCTTCAAAACAAGCCCACCGCCGGCCAGGCCGCTGTCGTCTGCATCAGCGGAATCAGCAAACTTGAGAGCGGCGCTACGCTCGCAGCCGGGGCCATTTGTGGCACCGCTACCGACGCACAGGCCCAGGCAGCCGTCGCAACCCAGTACCCCGTCGCTCTGGTCCTCGAAGGCTCCGCAGCCGACGAGATCCTGACCGCCATGATCAGCCCCGCGCTGATCGTGATCTAACCCAAAATAAGGAGATTAACCCATGAGCAATCCAACTCCATCAGACGTTCATGTCGATGCAGCCCTGACACAAGTCAGCGTCGCTTTCGCCAACGAGCCCGGTGCCTTCGTCGCAGACAAGGTGTTCCCCGTCCTCCCCGTAGGGAAGCAGAGCGACGCGTTCTTCAAGTACGACCGCGGCGACATGCTCCGCAGCGAGGCGCAGCTCCGCGGCCCAGGCAGCGAGTCGGCAGGTGCGGGCTATCGCCTCACGACCGACACTTATTATGCTCCGGTTTACGCCGTACATATGGACGTCAGCGACCAGATGCGTGCGAACGCCGACGCTGCGATCAACGCCGACCGTGACGCTACCCAATACGTAACGAACCAGCTCCTCATCAAGCGGGACCAACTCTGGGCCGCGAGCTTCTTCACGACCTCGGTCTGGACCGGCTCGACCACGGGCTCCGACATCACCCCCGGCAACCTCTGGAGCAATTACTCCCTATCAACTCCCATTCAGGACGTTGCGCAGCAGGCTGAAGCGGTCCTTGCCAAAACAGGAGTCCGCCCGAACAAAATGGTCGTCGGCGCTCAGGTGCACCGCGTGCTGATGAATCATCCCGACGTGCTCGATCGTATCAAGTACACCCAGACCGGGATCGTGACCGAGGATCTCCTCGCCGCCGTCTTCGGCGTGGACACCTACCTTGTGAGCCGGGCCATCGCTACGACCTCCGCAGAGGGCGCAGCTACAACGACCACCGGCTTCATCGCCGGCGAGAAGGACGCCCTGCTCGTCTACAGCAACCCCACCCCGAGCCTGATGCAGCCCAGCGGCGGCTATCTCTTCAGCTGGAACGGTCTGCTCGGCGCTGGCGCAATGGGCAACCGGATCAAGCGCTTCCGCATGGAGCACCTCGCTTCGGACCGCATCGAGGCCGAGCTCGCCTTCGCCTCGAAGGTTGTCGCTCCCGAGTGCGGTGCGTTCTTCGACGAGGTGATCGCCTAGCATGGTTTTCACGGTTCTCAGCCGGCGCATCCGCCTGTCGGATGGCAGCTATCGGCTCCAGGGGCAGCCCGTCCCTGAGGCCGATAATTGGCCGGCTGAGGTCCGCTCGCTCCGCATCCGGCAGGGTGCTATCGTCGAAAGCGATGGCCCCGAGCCGGAGGCGAAGCCCGCGCCGAAGCGTCGCAAGCGAAAGGCCAGGACATGACTTGGACCTACGGCAACGACCCGGCGAACTCGACACGGGATGAGCTCCGGCTCCTCGTGGGCGACACCGACACAAGCGACCAGCTCCTCACTGACGAGGAGGTGGCCTATTACCTCGCCGGCAACGGCGACGACGCTCTCGCTGCGGCCCCTGCGGCCTGCGAGGGCATAGCGGCGCACTACAGCCGCCAGACTGACACCGTGAACCAGGGCCTAAGCGTGAACGCTTCCAAGCGTGCGGCGGCCTATCTCACTCTAGCGAACGACCTTCGCGACCGGGCCAGCGCGCTCGGTGAGGTGTTTTGCGGCGGTCTTACCATCAGCGGGAAGGATCTACTCGCTGACGACTCAGACGCTATTCAGCCGGCCTTCTCGGTCGGTATGGACGACTTCGGCGGGGCGACGGCCTGATGGCTCTCGACCCCCAGCTCCGCGGCCAACTCAGGGAGACGATCAACGTCGCCCCGGCCACAATGGCGAACGCCTCGGGCGATCTATCCTATAGGGTAGCGGTCGCGCAGGCGGCCCGCGTTGTCTGGATTGACGGCACGACTGAGGGCGGCGACGGCACCTCCGAGACGAGCGCCGCCGTCTTGATCACCGAGACGGAGATCCTTGAAACGTCCCTGATTTTTTTGCCCGGCGTTGATCCGCGGGATCTCACCCTCGGGCGCTTGGCGAAGCGCATCGAGCGCGGCGTTGGCGAACTGGGCTCCGTGAATTTCTGGCGAGTGACGGTCTGATGGGGCGCACGGTTAGCCTGGACGACTTCGCCGCCGAGCTCCGCAAGGAGACGGCCTCCGCGATCCGAGCGATCGAGGGAGCTGTCCACGACGTCGCCCAGCAGCTCATCGCGGACTCGATCCGAGAGGTGCCGAAAGACCTTGGAGCGCTCCGCTCGTCGAACTTCGTCACCCGGCCGAAAAGGACAGGTGGTACCGTCTCCCTTAAGGTCGGGTTCGGTGGGATGGCCGCTAGTTATGCGCTCTTCGTCCACGAGATGCCCGAGGGAACGAACTGGACCACGCCCGGCACCGGCCCGAAGTACCTAGAGCGCCCGCTGAACGCCCTCCGGCCTAAGTTCGGGCGCATCGTGACGGCCCGCGCTCTCGACCGCTACTCTAGGGGGGCTTGATGACCCCTGACCTCGACCTAGCGACGCACCTCGCAGCGCAAGGGATTGGAACCCTCGGCCGCGATATTTTCGCCGGGCCGATGAAGCCTCCGAGCGTCCAGATCAACAAGGCTTCGATCTTCGTAATTGCTTCCGGCGGAGCTTCTCCGGTCCCCTACCTCGACGGTTCGCAGAGCGACTTCAGCGCGGCGAGCGTCCAGGTACTTATCCGAGGTGACGCCGGGGCCTACGGGCTCGCCCAAATACGAGCCCGGGCGGCTTTGACGGCGATCCAGCGGGCCAGTCTTGCCGGCTACGTTGCGACCTACGTCCGCAACTCAGACCCTATTTTCATCGGGCTCGACGACACCGAGCACCCTCTCTTTTCGATTAATTGCGAACTACAATGGAAGGGCTAAAACACTATGGCCACAGCAGCACACCTGACCGAGATCTACCTGAAAACCACCGCCGGCGCAGGCGGGACGCTGATCACCGGGATGAACGACGTGTCGTTCTCCCTGAACGGCGACATTCTCGACACCACGAGCTTCGACGGCGGAGCCTTTAAAACCCGCATCCACGGCCTACGTGAATTTAGCGTGAGTCTGTCGGGCGACTGGGCCGCCACCGATGCAGCCTACGCGCTGATTAAGGCGAACTTCATGGACTCGGCGACGAACGCCCTTCATGTCCGTGTCCTCTTCGACCCATCGGCAGCGGCCGGCTCGCAGGGCTACGAGTGCCAGGTCCTCTGCGAGAGCCTTGAGATCAGCGGCTCCGTTGACGGCAAGGTTGAGGTCAGCTTCTCGCTGAGCTCCATCTCTGAGGTCGTCTTCGCGTAAACCCCTAACGGAAGGAGGCGGAGCATGGCACGCGCAGCGCATACTTGCTCGCTCTATTACACCGGAACGACGACGGCGGTTCTCGGCGAGTCCTGTCAGGTCGTCGCCGGCACCGGCGGGCTCGTCTTCGAGATCACCGACGCAGCGAAGCGGATCCTCGACCCCGTAGTCGCCCCCATCGTCTATGACGGAGGTGTCCCCGTCGCCGTCGGCGTTAACTACCTCTTCGGGCGGTTCACCTTCGCCGTGGCCCCCGGCGCACCCGTCACCTGCGATGTGGCATACCTACCCCGCCACGAACTTACCGAGACGACTGAGTTCTCGGTGAGCCTAGCGGCGGACGTGGTGGACACGACGACCCTCGACTCAGCGAGCGGCTTCAAGACGAGGGCTCACACCCTCCTTGACTGCTCGGGTTCCTTTTCGGCGCTCGACGTCGGGCTTACCGACTTCGGCGGTGGCACCCTCTCGGCCTGGCTGACCAACGGGTCCAGTAAGGTCATCGAGATGAACCTCGTCGATGAGATCGTCCGGGCCTGGGCCGTGATGGAGAGCGTCGAGCCCTCTGGCAGCGTGGACGGCTTGGTCGAGCTCTCGCTCAGTTGGCAGCTTGACGCCCAGTTAAGCGGGACGGTTGCGTTCGGCTTCGTTGCGGCCTAAAGCCCTTTGAGGCGATTGACGCCAATGAAAGGTGCCGGAATGGGAACAACGAAAGCAGACTTGAGAAGCGCCCTCCTAGCGGGCAAAAAGCGCGTGAGCCGTCTGGTCGAGATCTCCGATGGGATCTCGATCGAGGTTCGACAGCCGACAGTGGGCGCACGCTCGCGGATTATGGCAGCGGCCGGCGTATCTGCGGGCTCGAACGACGTAACCGACCTGGGGGCTCTCCAGGCGGCGGCGGTGGTTCAATGCTGCTTTGTCCCCGGCGGGAACGATCGGATCTTCGAGGGCGCGGACAAGGCCGCCTTGCTGGAGCTCCCGACCAACGAGTGGTTCGACGAGGTGAGCGGCGTCGCCTTGGAGTTGATGAATACGGAGCCTGAGAAGGCGGGAAAGCTCTAGCCAGGGACAAGGAGCGCCTCCTCCTGTTTCACCTCGCCGAGACGCTCGGCGGGACCGTGTCGGAGCTCGAAGAGCGCCTGTCGGTGTCCGAGTTGTTTGAGTGGGCGGCCTTCTTCGACTGGAAGGCGAAGCAGGAGAAAAAGGCGATGAACCGAGCGAAGGCGAAGCGACGATGACGACGATCGGAGTAGTGGACGCCGAGCTGAGAATCGGCGGCGTCGGAAAGATTGAGAAGGACGCCAAGCGGGCCGCCAAGGGGCTCGCCGGTATCGCCACCCAACTCGACGCTGCGAGCGCCGGATTCAAGCGCCTAGCGGGCGTCGGCGCCGCGGCCTTCGCCGGGGTCGCTGGCGCGGCCTGGAAGGCGACCGAGGCCCTCTCCCGGCAGCGCGAGGCGGAGAACCGCCTGGCCGCGGCGATCCGCGCGTCGGGCGAAGCGATCGACGTCGAGAAGATCAAGGCCCGCGCTGAGGCGCTCGCCGAGATGAGCACCTTCGGCGACGAGGCGATCATCTCGGGCGCCGCCATGCTCGAATCGTTCAAAATGACCGAGAACGAGCTCCTCGCTGCGCTCCCGCGCCTCGTGGACGCGGCCGCCTTCGGCGGGACGAGCCTCGAAAACATGGCGATGGTAATCGGGAAGGCGATGAGCGGCTCGGCTGGGCAGCTCTCCCGCTTCGGGATCGTGATGGACGAGGCCGACAAGGCGATCTTTAACGCCTCCGGGCGAGCTGAGAAGTTCTCGATCCTGATGAAGACGCTCGACTCGAACACGGGCGGCGCAGCGGAGGCCGTCGGGAACACCGCCGTCGGCGCGTTTAAGAGAGCCCAGAACGCGGCCGGTGATCTCATGGAGGAGATCGGGAAGCTCATCGAGACCCCCATGACCGAGATGTTCGATCGCTGGGCGAAGAGCTCCCGCGACGTGATCGCTGTCCTCGCCCAGCTCAACCCCGGCGCCCGCGAGCTCGTCGTGACGATCGGAAAGTGGGCGCTTGTCCTCGGCGGCGCCACGGCTGCGCTCGCCGGGCTCGCTCTCGTGCTCCCCTCGATCGTTACCGGGTTCGGACTGATGAAGGCCGCCATCCTTGCGGCCGGCGGCGCCTTCTCCGCGGCTGCGCTCCCCCTTGCGGCCTTCGCCGCGGCTGCGGTTGCCCTCGGGACCGTAGCGGCGATGCTCCGCAAGACCTGGCACGACTTCGGCGCGGCCTTCGTCTTCGAGATCCAGGAGATGTTCGAGCTGGCGACGATCGCGGTCAAGGGCTGGGCTCGCAAGGTCGGCGAGATGTTCCGCGCCGTCGTGAGCGCCATCAGCCGGAGCGTCCGCGGGATGCTGAAGCAGCTCGGCGAGCTCGCCTTCGCCTTCGGGATGGAGGATCTAGCGAAGAGCATCGCGGCCTTCGCCGACGCCCCGGTCGAGTTCGGCTTCCTCGATGACCTCGCCGCCAAGGCCGCTGAGACGGCCGCCTTCGTCGGCAGCGAGATCAAGAGCGGGCTCGGGGGCTTCACCGCCGGGCTCTCGAACGATGCGAAGCAGGCGATGGCCGGGCTGGAGCTGATCAAGCGCGACATCCAGGGCGCCCTCTTCGGTGGCGCTGGGACGGCGGCCCCTACGGCGACCGGCTCGGCGGCTCCCTCCGGGGCTGGAGCCCCCGCCGCTGCTCAGGTGGCTCCCGCCGCGGTCCAAGCCGTCCAGGCGTCCACCTTCGACGGCGTTGCCCTCATCGAGTCCACGACCGCCGAGCTCGTCCGGGCCGAAGAGCGCAAGCTGGCGGCGCTGGAGATGCAGATCCAGGCGCAGGAGGCGGCGACGGCGAAGATGGCCGGCAAGCTCGGGGCCGCGGCGCAGTTCATCCAGGGCAACGTCTCGGGCGCCGTCGGCAAGCTCGCCTCCTCGCTTGATCCCGTCTCGCAGGTGGCGGTGAACTTCGGGATGGCCCTCTTCGACGCGTCGAAGGGCGGGAAGAAGATGAAGGAGGCCCTCGGCGGGATATTCCAGGCGCTGGCGAACGCCCTCAGCCCGATCATCGAGCTCCTGATGCCGTTCATCACGATCCTAGAGATACTCGTCCCGGCCTTCAAATTCTTAGCCAAGATCGTGACTCATATGGCGATCGGCTGGATGTCCATCTTCCGCGGCGTCGTCGCCTTCTTCAACGGGATTTTCGGCGGCCTCTCCGGGCTCCATTCGTCGATCGACCAGTCGATTCAAAACAGCCGGGACTCGCTCAACGGGATCTCGGAGCCGGCGGCGAACACGGCCGGCAACCTGGAGCGCCTGAACGGGGCCATCGGCGAAAGCCTGACCAACGTCCCCGCCGGGATCAAGGTCGCGAGAGCTCGCTTCGGGGCCACCTCTGAAGAGGGCTTCGACTCCCGGGCGCTCGATCAGCGGGGCGGCCAGTCAACGACGGTCAACGTGAGCGGCGTCAGCCTCCTCGCGGACAACCCGGTCGAGTTCCTCCGGGAGCTGATGGATATGGTATCAGACGCGCAGGACAACCTAGCCACCGGGCTGGGCGACGGATTCATGGGGAGGCCCTAGCGATGGCATTTTGCGAACTGAACGGCTGGGCGGTCCCCGTCGCCGAGGGAGGCGCTAGCGTTACCCAGCGCGGACTTGGGTCGATTCAACGGGCTTTCTCCGGCTGGGCCTCCGGCGAGCGCCGGGCGCTCGTTCGAGACTTCAAGCTGACAACCCCTCCGCAGGACGAGGCCACAGCGAACGCTCTTGAGAGCCTAGCGGCCGGCCTGGGCGAATCGTGGAGCTTCGACAACGACCTCTGGGGCTCCAAGGGCACCGGGCCAAATACGGGCTACACCGTCACCCTGAGCGCCGTCGGTGGCAAGTATGGGGGCAAGGTCCAGGTGAACGCGGGCTCGTCGCTGGCCTATGCTATCGCCCCTTCGGTCTATACCCTGCTCGTCTGGCGATTCAACGGCGCGACCTGGGATCACTACGGGATCGATTCGAGCGGCGCGCAGTGGAAGAACGGCGCAGCTCACACCCCTATCGGAACCGACGACGTGACGAACTTTACGACCTTCGGGGCTAGTTCGTTCTCGATCGATGGTAAAGACGCGGGCGGGGTCAACGCTGCGAGCGATTACGACGACCTTGTCTTTGTCCCCTGGGTGATGCCGGCCGCAGAGGTGTCGGGCCACTATGGGGCGGGCGTAGCCTTCGCCCCGCTCCCGGCGCTGAACCTCACCGGCGACATAATCCCGCAGAGCTTCTCGGTGGTCATCGGCGCGCCATCGAGCGAGGCTCTTCAGGTGGTCGCCCTCTCGGGCTCCAATTTGGGACGAACGGTGACGATGAATCTGCGCGATCGAAGCTCGGTCGGATGAGGACACCGAACGCTGAGCAGGGCCTCCACCCCTCGGTCCAAGCCGACACCCTGGCGCTCTGGGGCTGCGACTTCGGCTCCGGCTCTGTCGTCCAGGATCACGTCGGCGGGCGGCACCTTATGGCGGCCTCTGCCCCGTCATGGGCCTCCGGCCTGATCGGGCAGCGTGTCGAGATTGGGGCTGATCCCTTCGTGGACTTCGTTAGCGCCCCCGGAGCTGACGCCGCATCCATGGCCGGCTCCTGGACGGCGAGCGTCTGGGTCCGCCTCGACGACGTTCCAGTCGGGACCGTGAGCCTGCTCGCCTACGGCGGAACCGGAGTCGCCATACCGGCCGACAACAAGCTCCTCGACATCGCCATCCAGGGGCCGGACCTCTTCCCGGTCTGGGGCTGGCGGGACGCTGGGGGGGCCTGGGTCAGCGGTGTGAGCACAGCGAAGCTTGCCTTCGGGAAGTGGCAATTAATCACGGTCGTGAAGGGCTTTAACGGCGTGGACTACGACGTGACGCTCTACCTCAACGGAAGCCCAGCGGGAACGTGGCTCGGCCTGGCGACGAGCTCTGGTGGGGCGAGCGCTCTTTGGCAGCTTTTCGACGGCGAGAACTCAAAATTCAAAGAGGGCGCTATCTGCTCGGCCTCGGTCCGCACCTCCGCAGCCGCCAGCGCCGAACCTCGCGCCGACTGGCGAAGAGGTATGGGCTGGGTCACCCCTAACGGCGCACCGGCCGACGTTTCGCTCTCAGTGACGATCAAGCCCCCATGGATCGCGTCCGCCGTGGACCTCTCCGACCTTCGGGGCGAGGACTGGCTCGTCGATGCTCAGATCTCCGCGAGCGTTGACCAAGGGACGCAGAGCGCGCAGCTCCGTCTCCGTCGCTCGATCTACGGCGTGAGCCTCGCCCCCGGCATGACGGCGAGCCCGCTGAACCAGGACCCTCTACCCAGTCCGACGAACCCAGGCCCGGACACGACGAGCTTCGCGGAGCTCCTTTCCTTCGGTGCTGAACTGATCATCTACGCGCAGCGAGGTCTGACGCCGCAGGCGCTCTTCGTCGGTGCGATCGACTCGATCGACTGGGGCTCGGACTTGATCACGATCAAGGCCCGCGATCTCGGCGGCGAGCTTGTGGACGCCTATATCGAGGAGACACGGGACTACAACGTCGGCACGACGAACCCGGTCGAAACCACTATGAGCTCGATCCTCGCCGACAACATGGTGGCACCTCCGGCGCTCTACACACCAGTTTCTCCGGGCTGGATCATCGGCCCATTTTCCCAGCGCAGGGAGCCTACCTTCGCCGCACTAAAAGCCTTAGCGACTCAACTCGGCTGGCTCGTTGGTTATCGTTGGGACGGGCTCACCCAGGGCTTCCGTCTGACGCTCTACGACCCCGAGCGCAACCGCACCCGAGTTGACGGGGCCATCGAGCCCACAGACTACCAGGCCCTCGGCGGCGTGAAAAAAAACCGCTCCAAGGTCCGAAACAAAATACGGGTCGCCTACAGTGACGCCACGCAGCCAGAAATCGGCCGGGATCAGAACGATGATCCCGTCTATCCGCGGAATAGCTACACCGTCAGCAACGCCGGCTCGATCGCGGCTTACGGGACGCGGTTCATGGAGATCGCTGAAAGCAGCTCGTCAAACATCGACACGCCCGCCGAGGCGCAAGCGATGGCCGACGCTCTCCTGGCCGACCTCGCGAACCCGGACGTTCACCTTTCTGGCGCTATGGCCTCGCTCTGGGAGATCGAACTAGGCGACGTGCTCCGTTTCGCCCCTGACGGCCGTCACTTCGACACAACTCACTTCGGCGCGGTTTATTCCATCTCGCACACCTTTCGGGGCGGCCGAGCGAAGACTTCGATCACGACGAAAACGATCCCCTCGGGCGGCTGGCATAGTCACTTCGAGCGCGAGGCCCGCACCGGGCGAGCCCAGCCGCCGGCGCTCTCTGCGGAGGACGCCCGTTCGCAGGCTGGTTCACGCTTCGTGGTCGGCGTCGCTGAGGCAGCCTCCCGCTTCACCGATGCGATGAGCGCGGCCCACGGTTCCGACGTTTCGAACGGCGGCTTCGAGCTCCACCTAGACCCCGTCGTCAGCCCTCCTAACGGCTGGGGGGCTCCCACCTACGGGATCGCCGGAGACGTCTGGTTCACCGACACGGGCCAGCAGAGCGGGAGCCGGGCGATCCTTCTTCAAAATAATTCCGCTATCGTTACCTCTGAGCTTATCCCCGTCTTCGGTTCAAGGGCCTACGAGGCCCGCATCGAGTGGACAGGCTCGAACGCAGCCGACCAAATGGCCGCGACCGTCGAGCAGTTCGACGCCGCGAGAACCTCCCTCGGATCGCCTGTCATCGTGGCCTCAGCGACGGTCGGGGCCGCTGGCGTCTTCGAGGTGACCCGCGGGACGTTCGAGGCGCTGAGCTCCGCTCGCTTTGTGCGTGTTCGTGTCGGGAAGATCGCCGGGGCCGGGGTTATTACTCTTGACCATGTCCGACTTGATCTCCTCTATGGGGGATTCTTCGCGTCGATCACCGTCGCCCAAAATAAAACGATCGGAACCTTCGACTTCGTCCCGGACTCAGAGCTTTACGACCACGGGCAGAACTACGCGCTCGGAGCTGGCGACTTCGTGGCCCCCGCCGATGGGTTCTACCAGTTCGCCCTCCGGGCGGAGATCGAGTCGAACAAGCCCCTCGTGAGCCCCATCACCACGGCAGCCCTCAGCTTCCGCAAAAACGGGGCCGTGATAACAAGCGATCGGTACGGGCTCGCCCCCGGGTTCGGCGGCGCTTTGGTCGTCGTGACAGTCTCGATCCAGACACCCGTGTTTCTGGCTGCGAAAGGTGATATCTTCGACTCGCAGATCATGGCCGATCAAGATTTTGACATCGTGGCCGGGGAATTCTCCGGCGGAAGAACAGGACAGCGAGATGGATAGTATGGACCCGATGGCAACCCTTCAAATTGGAGCTTTGATTTTCATCGTGAAGGAACTCGTGGCGATCGTTATCAGCGGCGTGAAGACGCTCCGGGGGGACGAGCAGACACCCTCCACCTCGGCGAGTGGCTGCGCCTGGAGCGGAGAGCCGGTCGGGCGAATCGCGGCGAAGATCGTAGAGGCCCACGGGATTATCGGAGCGAGCGAGCCCGACGGGGCTAAAAAGATCTACTCCTCAAAGAGCCTTCTCGCGCAGCTCGTGGAGACGCAGAGCCGCCAGCAGCTCCTCCTTGAGCGCATTGAAACCCGCCTTGAGCGGATGGACATGCCACGATGAGCGCCGACGGGTTCCCGCGCAACTTCCGGCCTCATGAATTCGCCTGTCGGTGCGGCATGGGTTGCGACGCTCCGAGCATGGACCGCGTTCGTCATCTAGCGTGGAGCCTCCAGGCTATCCGGGACGCCATTGGCTCCCCGATCCATATCGCCTCGTCTTACCGTTGCCCGGTTCATAACGCAGAGGTTGGCGGCGCTCTGTTTTCCCAGCATCTCCAGGGCTGGGCCGCCGACCTTCATACCGGCGTCACCCCCGAGGAGCTCGCCGCTGAGCTGCTCCAACTCATCCGCGCCGGGCGCATCCCTCAAGGGGGCGTCGGGCTATATGACTGGGGCGTCCATTACGATTTACGAGGAACCCAGGCCCGCTGGGACGAAAGAACACCAAAAGAGGAGCCTAAAAATGGCTGAACGTCTAAAATCTCGCAAGCTCTGGCTGACCATCGCCGCGGCTCTGCTCCCCCCCCTGCTTCATGCAATCGCTCCTGACCTCCCCGCCGAAAAATTCGCCCTTTCGATCGTGGGGCTCCTTGGCGGCGTCCTCGGTCTGACGGTCGAAGATGTGGCGAAGGCAAAATCAAAGATCGAGACGACAACGGAGACTGAAAAATGACAATCCGACGCGAACGACTCAACGCCCCTGTCTGGGGTTCCTTGGCTGCGGCCTCAACGCTCACTCTAGCGGGCGGCGTGGAACTCCTGTCGCTTGGATCGACGACGAACTATCTCATGCTCTTTAACTCCGGGGTTAACACCGTTACGGTGACCCCTGACAACGGCGGCGACGGCGGCCTGATCCTGAGCCCGGGCGAGTCCTTCGGCTTCGCCGTCCTGGCCCCCTCGGTCTACGTCAACGGGACGGCGGGGCAGACGCTCCGCATCACCGAGTTCCGGGACTGATCCGATGGCGCTGATCATGCCTGAGCGGGGGATCGTCACCGACGGCCTCGTTGGGTTGTTTTCGCCTCGGTCGCACGACCCCGGCGGCGGTATGCCTCCGGTTCCCCCGACCTGGGGCAACGTCGCGCCGGGCCGTGATTGCCCCGCTGGGATGGACATGACTGGCGGCTCCTGGCCGGTGTTTGACGGTGTGGGCGACATCTGCGGCACGGGCCAAGGCTACGACATGACTACCCCTACATGGCTCGCCGTGCTCTATACGGACCCGGCCGCGGTGGCCGCGCTGAATAATGACGTTATGACGCTAAGCGTATGGGCGCGCCCTGACCCTGGAATGGTAGCCTGGGGCAGCCCGGCGAGTTGGCACGCTCTACATCGGATTATGGCGTTTTCTTCAACTTGGGGCTTATACATCCACGGCGTTGGATGGATTGATTCAGGGGTGCTATGGACCGACGGAAAATGGCACCACCTGGCGCTCTATTTTGAACGGGCGACCGGCGTCTATGAGTTAGCGATAGACGGCGTGCAGGTGCTCGCCGGGACGGGTAGCCCCTACGCCGTAGGGACGCCATACGCCTATTATGTAGGCGATAATTATTATTCTAATTCGCCCTTCAACGGCGAGGTCGATGACGTGGCGATCTACGATCGGAAGCTCAGCACCGACGAGCTTGTGCGCAACTATCACGCGGGGATGGGGGCACACTCATGATGACCTACTACACCGGCCCCGCGGCCAAGGTGGAGGCGCTCGACGTGTCCCGGCCATGGGTGCGTCTGAGCCTCGATGGCTCGCAAGCGATCTTAAAGAGCAGCGACGACCCCGGCGATCTGCCGGCGGGCGTTCGCTCGTTGGACCATTCCGAGGCGATCGAGCTCGTCGCCGGCCCCGCCTGGCTGTCTCAGGATCCGACTGATGGCTGACGCCCTCGCCGCCGGCGTCGTGCTCGCCGTGCTCGCGTGGCTCGGCTTCGCCGTCTGGGAAGCGAAGGCCCTAGGCGACGAGAGGGACAAACTTCGGAGCGATCAGGCTAGGCGGCTCCGAGAGACGCAGATCAAGGCGGCGGTCGATGCCGCGGCGGACAAGCTCCCCGAGGATGACCGGGGACGCCTCGCCAAAATCCTCAACGACGGGCTCCCGTGATCGGGCTGGCGCTCTCCGTGGCCCTCCTCGGCGCTCCCATCTGCGAGCGAGCTCAACCGCTCGACGCCGGCCGGCTCTCGCCCTGCGATGGCGTGCTCGTCACCGCTGAGCAAGTCCGCTCCGCGATCATATGCCGGGAGGAGCTCCGTCTGCGCCGCTCGTCCGTCTGCCCAAGCGTGGCCTTAGAGCCATCAGGAGACGCATGGTGGCCCTTAATCGCCTCAGCGCTATCAGGGCTCGCCCTCGGGCTAGCATCGGCGCTCCTGATCCTCTAGGGCGCGCAGGCGAAGAGGGCGACGCCTAGCGTGACCACGAAACATCCGATCAAGGCCGCTTGGCGAACGACCGCGGGCCAGTCCTCGCCGGTGTATGCCAGGAGGGTACGGACAGCGCCCTCAGCTTGCTCTCTCGTTGGCTTGTTCATTCGATTCCCCACACCTTGTGACATTGTGTGCTGATCCTCCAGCCCCGGTTGCTTTTGACATATTCGACAACCTCCTCAGTCGCCCCATCGCACCCATCCATCGGCTGTAGGTAGAACCTTCTCGGCTCCGACCCAAGCCCCAGGATAGCCCGCTTGGCGTCCTCCGGGTTGAACGTGTTCGGGTGTACCACCTTAAGCTCGTCCACGATATCCCTGAACTGTAGTCTCCCGAGATCCTTCGGGGAGCAACAGACCCAACTCAACTCCCACTTCAGCTCCGGGCTGGGGTCGATACTCCCGTTGGTTTCAAGGCTAAGATGAAACCCACGGGAGCAAAGCGCCTGTGCGAGCACGACGTCTAGTTGGAGAAGCGGCTCCCCGCCGGTGAGAACGCAAAGCACGCGGCCACCTATGGTCACCGGCTCGGTTATCCCGGCGAGCTCTGCAGCTCGGTCTGCCAGCGCCTCAGCTTCCCACCTCTCGCCGCCAATGAAATCAGTGTCGCAGAACGAGCAGGACGAACTCTCTCGGTCCTCCTCCTTGCCGTTCCAGAAGTTGCAGCCAGCGAACCGGATAAAGAGGGCGGGTGTTCCTGCCTGAAAGCCCTCCCCCTTAACCGACCAGAAGATCTCTTTAACCATATAACTCATCGCTCTAGCTCCCAGTCGGCCCAAGCGTTCGGTGTCTCCAAGAGCCGGACCTTCGTGACGACGATGCCCTTGTTCCGAAGGAGGTCTTTAGCCTTGCCCGCTAGGTGGGCGGCCATGTTCTCCGCCGTCGGGTTCATCCCTTCGGGCATTGCGTATGTCTTCAGCCCGCTCGCCTTAATCGGAGCTGCCATCTCGTCGCTCGACAGGGCGAGCGTAAACAGCCTATCCGGCCTACTCATGGCAGTCCTCAGCACAGGCATCATCGCAGCACCGGTCGCAGGTCGGCGTGACCTCCCCGGTCCCCTCGCAGGTGTCGCAGGTATATCTTCCCGGACATTCGGGCGTTCCATCCCAAGCGTAAACGATGCCGCCCTCGCAGTCTTCGCAGATCATGAGAGCCACCTGTCTGAGCCCTTTAGGATCGCCGTGACCCGACCGGCGCTGATGCCGAACCGGGCGGCGACGTCCTTCTTCTTTTCGCCGGCGACGAGAACGAGCAGACAGACCTCACGGTTGCGATCTGTCTTTTCGGGATTCGGGTTTACGGGCTTCGTTCGCTTTGGATAACGGGCTGGTATCGTGAGCCGACCCCCCTCGGGGAGCCGGCGCTGGACCTGTCGCAGTAGCGACGAGCCTAGTATTTTCTCGGCCTGTGTTACTTTCATTCTTGTATTTCCTTATTTTCAATCTGGATGGACAGCGAAAGACCGAAGCGGTCAGCGGCCCAGGTTACGATCGGCGCGAGGGCGTCGAAGGGATCGAGGCCGCTGGCGACCTTCTCGACCGCGCTGCTCCCGATCCCGTGTTCTAACCCTGCATCCCAGCCCCCTCGGGCGTTAGGCTCGGCCCAGACGATGAGCTGCTCGTCTCGCATCGTGGCGAAGCCTAGCACGCCCGGCACCTCCTCCTCCGCTGCGAGAGCCCGCGTTAGTTTTAGAGTGATTTTCTCGACGAGCCCTAGGTGGTGAACGATCATCGCAGGACCTCCATGTCGAGGCTGACGGCCCACGCACCGTCGCAGTCGCTCACGAGGCTGGCGTACTCTCCGTCGGAGTAGACGGCGAACTCGAAACCCTCAAACACCAGCTCCCCTAGTTGCGCGGCGATTGCAGCGGTATCGTCGCAGTCTGCGCAGTCAGGGGCGAACCCACGACCTGCGCTGTTTTGGTCGGTGAAGATCTTGGCGAGCTCGTTCTCGTTTAGGTTGATCATTTTCTCTTCCTTTCGTGCCCTTCCGGGGCGTTGCTGTTCTCTTCCTGGCTATACAATGCAACAAGCCCGCCACGCTGTAAAGGGGAAAAACGAAGAAAGTAAATCTTTTTTAAGTTCCCGTGCTTTTGAACAGGGTTAAGCCCCCTTGCGGGACGGCTCCGCCCGACCTATAAGGGCGTCAGCGTGTGGAACTTCCGGCCCCGCGCTCATGGCCGGCGGGCCGGGCTCCGGTTATCCTTTCTCGGAGCTCGGTCGCGCCCGCTTCTTTTGCCGGCTCGTGGCGAGACCCATCGCCCAGCGGTCCACCATATCAGCCAGCTCGTCCCGCTCCTGCTCCAGATGGGCGACCCGGCGTTGAGCTGCTTTCAGTTCGTTCTCTTTTTGGCGCTCTCTCTGGAGACGCGCCAGCCTCGCCTCCTGGGCCTTCGCCCGGCACGAGCGGCGCAGCCTGTCGAGCGACTCGACCTCAGCCCATAGGGCGACGACATACTCCCCCGCCATCTCGGCGAGCTGCTCCTCCGTTCCAACGTGCCACAGGTGAGAGAGCTTGTTGATCGCGACCCTCGTCGGGCGGGGCTTCATGACTTCACCCCGAGCCGCTGGACCCGCCGGGCGGCCGAGCTCGCCGTCTTTGATCCCGGCCGGTGCTCGCGATACCAGGCGAGCCGCATCCTAGCGGCCTCTAGGTGTGTCCCAGCTCGCCCGATCATCACCTGCTCTCCGGCGCTGGAGGTTGTGACCTTGACGGGGACATAACTATTCGGCTTCTTCGCCGGCGGTCTAGGCGGTCCGGTCCTGAACCCTAACTCCGCTTGTTGGTCGGTTATCCCGATGGCCCGGCGTGTGATCGTTGGCATATATGGCAGTCCTGAGCTCATGGTGTGCTCCTTCCGAGAGCCCGAGCGACCACTAGGGCGTCCGGGCGGCTAAGGTGTTTGACGAGGATGAGCAGGTGCTCCAAGTCGGCCTCGTCCTGAGTGATTGGGAGCCCCTGAGCCCTTCGGGCGGCGAGGCGGTCTATGATGGGTCGAAGCCGGTTCATTGTATTTTCTCCAAAATGACGACGCCCGTTTCGAGGTCGAGAAGGTCACCGTCCTCAGTGATCTCGCACCGTAGCACGTACCCGTAGAGATGCAGACAGGCGGCGAGGAACTCACCGTGCCCCTCGTAGACGATCCCGCATAGCGGCCAGATCATAGCACGATAACTCGTCATCTCCATTCCCCGAAGCGCCCAGTCTCCCAGACGACTTTTGTTTTTGCCGAGCCCATCAGGCCCCAGCGATTTTTGGCGACGTCCATGGTAAGCGTCGTGGCGTCCTCGCCGTCCCGGTGGAGTAGGATTACGGCGTCGGCGTCCTGCTCGATCTCGCCCGAGTCCCTGAGGTCCGACAGGACCGGACGCCTCGGCTTGTCCCCGGCGGAGCTTCGGTTGAGCTGGCTCGCCGCGATAACGACAAGCCCGTGCTCGGTCGCTAGCCGCTTGCAGGCCCGCGAGACGGCCCCGACGTCCTGAGTCCTGCTCTCGTACTCTCCAGTCGTCATCGCCTGGATATAGTCTACCACGACATAGCGCAGGCCCCCGGGCTCAGCCTTCAGGCGCAGCGCCTCCGCTGTCACCCTCCGCATGTCCCGGGCGTAGTCCAGGAGAAGCGAGTCAAAGAGTTCGTCAGCGATAACGCTCTGCCCGATAATGGCGGCTCTGGTGCCCTCGTCGCTCGCCCTTGAGAGCTCCCCGGCGACATCCCGGTTCGATGCCACGGACGCGAACTTTTTGCCCATCTCTGCGGGGATCATCTCGCATGATACGAAGAGCCCCCGGCCACCTTGGCGTCGCATGAGCTGTTCCATCATGAACACCGCGGAGGTTGTTTTGCCCTCGCCCGTGCGAGCCCCTACGACGTAGAGCCTCCCCGGCGAGAAGCCGCCCAGGATGTCGTCGGTTGCCCTCAGGCCGACCCCATAAGACGGGACGGGGTCCGTGACGATGAGGTCAAAGAGGGCCTTGGAGGCGAGGACCGAGTGGTCGTCGTCCTTCCTCGCCCTCTCCTCGTGGACGTTGAGGATGTGGCGAAGCTGCGCGGTGCTCGTCTCCATGCTCGCGCCGCCCTCTGCGACGTCTAGAGCTATCTGCGCAGCCTTGGCCAAATCCCTCCGGTGCGCCTGCTTGACGACGGCGTCGGCCGCTTGCTCGGATGTCGCCTGAGCGTTGAGCGCCCAGTCCATAACCCCTTGAATACCGTCAGGGCCTCCGCATGAGATGATGGCCCCAGCGTCCGCGGCCCTCGTCAGGATGGAGACCCCGTGTGTCGGAGCCCCCTCGGAGACGGCCCCGGAAATAACCTCGAAAAGATTCCGGTTGGTGATGTGGCCGAAGTCTCGGGGCCTAAGCCTGGCGACCTGCTCGGCCGCTGTCTCCGGGTCGAACTCCAGGAGGATCGCCCCGAGGAACGCCCGCTCAATAAGCTCGCTGGGGTCTCTCTCTGTCGTGGTCATGGATTCCTTTCGTCCCGCCTTCCGGGCGGGCGCTCAACTGGTCACAGTCCTCGTCGTGCCAAAATTTGCGCAAGGGGTCCATCGCGAACGACGAGAGCGCAGGCGATGGCGTCGGCGGCGTGGTCCCGGCGTGTCTTCGGGATCCCGTCGAGCAGGAGCTCCGCGGCGGCGACCTCATCCTCGATGGCCGCGATGATCTCGGCCTTGGTCGCGCTCTGGCGTCCCTTCATCCGTTGTTTGACCTCCCTCGGTCGGACGTGGATCAGGGGCAGCTCCGCCCATGCCGCGACCGTGGACACCACGCCCCAGGTCATCGCGACCCCGGTATCAGCGGCGTGTCGCCGGGTCCAGCTCTGGGCCTCGATGGCAATAATGTCCGTCTCGCTCGTAATGAGAGGGCGGAGGGCTACGGCGATGCGGGCGCACCTCTCGGCGTTGTCCTCGCTCCGTTTTTGGGCGCTGTCGCGTGTCGTTCGGATGACCCCGCAGTCGAGCAGCCGGGACCCCGTCGAACTGAATTCGACGAGGCCCCAACCGATCGAAGCGAAGCCCGGATCTATTCCGAGAATTTGCATCCTAGAACGGGAGCTCGTTTCCAGCCTGCGTTCCGTAGCCTGGAGCGGTTGCAGCCTGCTCAGCGTAGGGGTTGACCGCCTTCGCCGTGAAGGCCGCGCAAGCGTCAGGCAGCGGAGCGATAGCCTTCACGTCGGCCGAGGTCTTCTCCGTGCCGTCCTTCCCGTCGTAGTTCCGATGGGCAAGCCTGACCTTACATCGCGCCCCGATGGACTGGGCCGCCGTCTGGGTGAGGTTCGCCCAGATCTCGGAGTCGGGGCAGTCCTCGGGGAGCCCGTCCCATGGTGCGCCCTTCAGCCCGAGCCCGTCCCAGATCATCCGCATCCACCAAGCCATAGATTCCCGCTGGGGAGCCTGGCAGAAGATTCGCCGGCTTGCGTGCGCCCCCTCCACGACCTCGAAGGTTAGGCTCGTTTCTGTCTCGCCGTTCCAGGGGCGTTCCCGCTCCACGGCGGCGGTAAGCTCGCAGGTGTAGTAACCCGCAGGGAGGAGGTCGAACTCTCGGCTGTTGCCGTCGTTCGTGCTTTTATAATTGTCGCGAATACCCATGATCAAATTCCTTTCGTCTGGGTTTGTGAGATTGCGGCGAAGAGCCGCGCGAGTGAATCATCGGAGTTAAGCGGCCAGATCCCTGTTGGGAGGAGGCCGTGGGCGAGGAACGGCTTAGGGTCTCGCATCTTCGTCAGGTGCCGGCGGTCCGTCCTGAAGTCGAGGTAACGGTCGCCGGGCTCCATCCCAAGCCCCTCAGCGTCGGCGGGCGTGGCGATCCGAAGGCGGGCGACGGCGTCCATCTGCGAGACGAGATCCTGTCGGTCGTTGCGCGGCACCTCGGGGACGTGGACGTTTTGCAGGCCCTCAACCTCGTGGGTGCCTTGCTGGGCCGTGATCAGGACCGGGCGCCCCGAGGCGGCGACGTCACGGGCCGAGCGAATGATCTGCATCACGCCCACCTTGCGTTTCCCGTAATCCCTCATTTCGGGCATGTCCCGCTCGCCCATCGCATCCCGGAGCACCGTCACGGCGAGCTCCGTTAGCGTGTCGAGCACGTAGAGCCCGCAGGTCGGATCGTTCAGGACGTGGCCGCCCAGAGCCCGAGCGGAGGCGGCACCGCCGGCGACCGTGAGGTCCAGGAGGGCGCTCTTCGAGCAGCCAGCCCGGCGAAGGGCCGCGGCCGAGCCGAGCTCCGTGTCGCCGATCACGGCGCGCTTTTCAACGTCCTCGCAAGCCTTGGCGAGTCCCGCTCCGATGGAGCTTTTCCCGATCCCTGGCGGGCCGTATATCAGGAGCATCAGCCCAGTCGAGCTCGGCTCGTTGTAGTTTATGGTTTTCAGCATCTCTCTCATCCTTTCCGGGCTTTCCGGCCCATCGTTAGCATCGCGGCGTAGAGATCCACCGCAGGGTTGTTTCTATATTTTTCGGCCATCGTGGCAAGCTGTTTTGAGCTCGTCGTTTTCAGCTCGACGAGGGCGAGCCGGTCCCCAAGCCGGATCACGGCGTCAGCGGTCCCGAAGACCCAGCGGTTCACTCCGTCGAGCTTCAGGGCGCGGGCCTCCTCGACGGCGATCACTTCCGTCGCCCCCTCAAGGGCGAGCGCCGCGGCGTCGTAGGCAGCCTTGGCGCAGGCCGGGATGACGGCTCGGAGCTCCTCTCGCCCCTCCCAGTCGTCCGGGTGGAGATCGGCGACGCAGCGGTCAACCGCGCTCATCACGTCGGCGGTGTAGTACTGATCGACGACCGCCCGAGCGTGGCCCTCAGGCCCCTCCATGGTCCAGGAAAGGGCGAAGGTGTCTCCGGGCGTCCAGGCCCGGAGAATCGCCTCGAAGAAGGCGTGCGTGATCACGCCCTTGATCCGAGCGCCCATCCGCGCCCAGTCCCGATCGGTTGGCCGCAGGCGCTCTACGTACTCCAGGCGCCAGCGGCGAGGGCACGAGCTGAAGGTCCGCATCTCGGAGGGCGATACGACCGCCCCGTGTCGGCCAGACCGCTTCATCTTGCGCATGGAGCCCCCGCAGGTCGGCTCGATCCAGAGCGGCGACGGCGGCTTAGCCCGGCCGAGCCCGTACCAGTTCGCCACGTTGTCGGCCGTGGGGTCGCCCTCGCAGAGCGGAGCCCAGTCGCAGCGGTCGCAGGCCCACGGGTTCCGAGCCGGGCGGTCACCGGTGGCCTTCATCGCGCCGGTGATGGCGGAGGCGTCCCGGAGCGCGGCAAGCTGTCGCTCGGCCCCGGAGAAGATGTCGAGCCGGACGGCCCAGGCTTCGAGGTCGCGCTCCCGAAGGTGCTCGATCGTGGCGTCGAGTCTCTCAATAGCACCGGAGAGCACCACCTCCGCCCTTTCGGCGGCTTTCGCTAGCGTGGCGCTTTCTAGGAACTCCGCGGCGCAGGATACAGCGCTGTCGCGCTTCTTTGCGAGCGCGGCGACCTCCTCCAGCGCGGCGACTTGCATCAGCGCGGCGGTGGTGTCCTGGGCCTTCGCCGTCGAGAGCCCCTTCGTCGTTCGCCTGGGCTCCTTCGGGAGCTCCGGGCGGGCGATAACGTATCTGATCTGCATCAGAAGAGCCCCCCGGCCCGATCGTTCACGTCGGCCTTTAGTTGATCGAGACGCCGCTGAAGTTCCTCTATCTCTCGGATCTTTCCGTCGATCAGGCGGACCCGGCAGACCTCGGAGATCTCGACCTCGAGGTGATCCCCTTCGTTAGCTTCAAGGGCGGCGACCATATTCGGGACCTCCTTCGGGACGATCCCGCCGACGTTGTAGTCGGTCGCCCGATCGAAGAGGCTCGCGGCCCTCGTCCTGATCCCGATGGCGTGGAGATGATCTCCCGGCCTAACATCCGACTGAGCGTGGATCTTCCCGACCGCGATCACCTCGGAGCCGTCGGCCCCGATAACACGGAGGCGGGTTAGCGCCTCCATGAGGACTTTATTCACTACGACGTGTCGCATTTTCTCTCCTTCCGCGGGCTCCCGGCCCGCTCTGTGCCCTCAGCGGGCGGTGTTGTGCTTATCGAGGAGCGCACCGAGGCGCTGCGCAAGGTCATCGGGCCATCCGCAGTCCTTGAGGAGCTCCTCGGACGGGTCGTTGCCTGCGTTGTCCCGTAGATAGTCCCTCGTTCGCCTATCCATCAGGGCGACGATCGCCCCGGCGGCGGCGGCCGCGGCGTTCATCGGATCGACTCCATGAACGCAGCGACCAGCTCGTCGCTGAGATTGTTGAGGGCCTCGGTGTCGCCGGCGGCCTCGGCGGCGCGGACTGCATCGGCGAACGGGCTGTCGCCGTCAACAATTCTAGCGATGAAGTCGGCGAGGGCGTTCCCTGCGATGGACCCAGCGTTGCGGATGGCGGCTGATTGCCCGGCGACGCCCTCGGCGGCGTTCATCGGATCGACTTCACGACGGCGACCGTCGCCTTTAGCGTCGGGAAGAACCCGATCTTTTCGTGGCTCTTGATGTTCTCCATCAGGAGCCATCCGCATCCGCCATCTCGGGCGGCCAAGTAATCACCCGTCTGGGCGAATGTCTCGGCGTCGAACCGAATAATGCGCTTAATCCCGGCTGCGATGTGCACGGTTTTCGTGATGCTCATGGTTTCCCTTTCTTTTGGGCTTGATTGCCCGGCGAGGCTTCCGATCTCGCATTCATAAAGTACAGCATCCCCGGCTGCTGTAGAGGGCAAAAACGAACTTTTTTTGATTTTCTTTACTTCTCAAGCTT